GAGGTGATGACAGCGTCTTCATCGATGATGATCTTGGTGCCGACTGCCACGTATGCGCGGAGCCTCTGTTCCAAGCCGTATGCGATGCCGACCCATCCCTTGCCGGGGTCTCGTTCGTCGACACGAGCTGAGGATATGGTGCCGTCGTCGCGCAGAAGGATAGAGAACCGGCACTTATACTTTTCGGCGCGATTATAATGATTTCTATCGTCGAGATAGATCCATCGTGATTGATATCTGCCCTCTTCGACGATGACGGTGATCACACCGCCATATCCTTCGGCTTCGTGCTGCTCGCGCATGTCATCGGCGATCTGCGATAGCTTCACCTCTTTCGGGGCAAGGCTGAGCAGTTCTTCCATGTCCTGTGCAAGTCGACCGGCGACAAGCGGGGCGACAAGCGCCTCGATCTGCGTTTTGAGCATTTGCGTGACGATGGTGCCATATGAGGGCAGATCGATGTTATCGACCTGCAACGCCTCTTCGACGGCTTTTTCGATCTTCTTCCCGGTATCGCTGTATGAGCGCAAAGCGCGGTCGACACTCTCGACAATGAGCTTATCAACACGCGCATTCACTTCCTTCTCAATGAATTCGGGTGTCATGCGCGCCGCGACTGCCGAGCTGATCAGTGTGGATAGATCGCTCATGCCAGCACCATGCGGATCAGGGTGGCGATCAGGAACAGCGCGGTCCATGTGATTGCGCACCAGACGAACCAGTTGGCCAGTTTGTGAAGGTGTGGGCGGGTCGTGCTGTGGTTGCGAGGAAGGTGGGAGTCATCCCACTGTATCCAGACGCTGGCCCAGTGGCGGCGCTTTTGTGCCGGGGTGGTTAGCGGGTCAGGGCCGGGCAGGTGCGCGCGACGGCGCGGCGATTGTCCCATTTCGGCTTGTAGATCGCTGCCCTGTGCGCCAGCTGCCAGCAGGACAGGTCGGTCTTTCCGGCGCGCATCGTTGCCAGCGTGCGGTCGTAGTGATCCTTGCCAAAGCGACGAATGGTCAGCGGGCCGGAGCGCATTGCCTGTGCCAGCAGCTTTTTCGACCGAACCGGATCGCCCGGCGCACATTTGCGCCCCTTGCGGCAATGGCCCGGCAGTTCGGGGGCATCGATCCCCAGCAGCCTGATCCGTTCCTGCCCGCAGCGGATCGTGTCGCCGTCCGTCGCGGAGCAGTTGGTTAAACCGGCGAAGATTAAGAGGGCGAACAGCATCGGTGACGCTGTAGCGCATTGCATCGCCCGGGGCGAATGCAGATGGGTTCGGTCTGGTGGTATCGTGCGGCATCGTCGCCTCCCGTTAAGTCCGGAAGGCTTATCTGTCAGCACTTGCTGACAGTCAACACAAAATGTCAGCGCGCGCTGACAGTCAGAAACTGACCAGTTCGTCCCATGGATAGATTCGGTGGAGGTGGGCCACCTGTTCGCGGGGCAGTTTGAACGTCAGCGGCGGGTTGAACTGTTCAAATTCGTAGAAATTCGCTGTCTGACGAACGAGGCGCTTGGCGATCACCGTGAATATGCGCTCTCCCTCGACGGCGTCGGGGCGGCGCAATTGCGCCACGACATAATCGCCCGTAGCTGGCGGGCGACGCGGGTCGACATAGCCCAGTTCGCCCGGCTCGTATCGCGGTGCCATCGAAACGCCCCGATAATAGATTGCGTAAACGTCCTGCCGTCCGTCCAAAGTGAGGGGGCGGCGCACATAATCGACCACGTCATCCTGATCGAGTTCCATCGCTTCGATATCCACAGCCTCTCCGTTATCGGCGAGGTGCAGATCAGCGCATTGGGCAGTGCCGAGAATGGGGATGTCGCGGGGGCGCTCCTGACCGCGAAAGGCCATGTAGGGCGCGCGAACCGACGCTGGCTGAACCTCGCGACTGGGCGCTTGCGCTCCAGCCTCAAACTCCGCCCATGTGACGCCGATCGCATCGAGCATCTTCTCGATTATTTCATGGCTCGCGTTGCCGCGTTTGCGTACGTCGGTGAAAAAGTTGCGGTTCACCCCGGCACGGGCAATCCACGCATTGCGCGAAAGGCCCTCGGGCTTGACGGCTAAAAGCCGTTCGTAAAGCGAAATTGGATCAGTCATGAGCGTGTTGTCAGCGATAGCTGAAACATCGAAATCTGTCGATTTCAGCATGTGCTGATACTTTACGCTTGCAATGTCAGCATATGCTGAATTATCAGCATGCGTCATGGATATTCCCACGAACGAGCAGGTGATCGCGGCGATCGAGAGTTTTCTCGAACGGCACGACATGCGCCATACCCGGTTCGGTCGCGAGGCGACCGGTAATCCCAATCTGGTGAAAAGCCTGCGCGATGGCGCGGCTCCTACGCTGACTGTGTTGCAGCGTGTGTCGGATTATATGAAGCGCAAAGACCTTGATCTGGATCATGTCGACGGGGGTATCGCATCCCCGGCTGCGGCGTCATCCGGCAAATCTTGCGACCTTGCCGGTCGGGCGGTGGCGCGATGAGCGGCGCGAACGAGGTGGTTCTGTCGCCGGACCGGCAGGATCTGAAGATCGCGAGCCGGGCGCTGGTGCGCAGCTATGGCGGGCAGCATGCAGCGGCTGAGCTGTTGCCGCGCCGTCACCAGCATTATTCGGACTGCGGCAACCCGAACACCGAAGCCTTTCTGACGATCGACGAGGTCGCCCAGCTGGAGGACCGTACGGCGGGGCTTCCCGGTTACCCGGTGGTCACGCGCGCAATGGCGAAGCGGCAGGGCTTTATCCTGATTCCCATGCCGCAAGCGGACGAAGGCGGAGCGGTCGAGGCGCTGGTCATGGAGCTGGCGGCAGAGTTCGGCGACGTGGCGCAGGCAGTGCGCGAGGCGGTTGCCGATCGGAAGTGGACGAAGGCCGAAAAGGCCGAGGCGCTGCGCCAGCTGGGAGAAATGACGGCGGTGAGTGCGCGCCTGCGCTGCGCAATCGAATCAGTCGAGGTGACGAAATGAAGCCGTGGAAGATGCATCTTTGCGCGCGCGTGCCGAATGAAGGGGCGCGGCGTCTGGCGTGGTTCATCGGGCGGTTGCAGACGGTCGAGCCTCGCGCCGCAGAGATTCTGGCCGAGGTGTCGCTGGTGCCGCTGGATAGGATCGAGCGGCTGATCTCCGGGGAATTGCTGCCTGACTGGGACGCCGGGCTCCCACTGGCGCGTGCGTCCGGCGCACAGTTGGGGATATCTGATTTCTACCGCGACGCGAGTGGTGGATGGTTCGACCCTGTCGAGAGCCGATCGCTCGTTCGCAGCGTTTTCTGGCGCAAATTATCTCATCAGATACCGGAGGCTGAGCTTGCCCTTACCCGCTCGGCTCCGGCGACCGGGCGCGGTGCCCCCTATTCCCCTGCCGCGCCCGGTCACGTCATCGAGGCGCGGCCATGAACGCGGCGGCGCATTTCCGCATCCCGGCGCTTTCGTCGGGTATCGAGGTCAAGGATTTCGATGCCTGGCTGCGTTTTTCCAGCGCAGGCGACCGAATTGAATATGCGACCGGGCCGATCGAGCCGCGCAGCCTGCCGATCTGGAAACGGGTGCAGGATGCGGCGGCGTCCGGCGATGTCGCGCCGTTGCGCGTGCGGCGTGCAGGCGGGGGCTGGCAGTGGCTGGCCGAGCGCAAGACGGGGCGGCGGGTCGCCGAAGAGTCGGTGCCGGGCGATTGCGCGGCCGATCAGGAGCGGCTGCTGCGGCTGCTGCGTCGGTGCGCGAATATGGAGATGGCGTGCCCGACCAATGCCGAGGCGGCGGAACTTCTGGGCCTGAAGAACGCGGACCGGGTCCGGTATCTGATCCGAAAGCTGGTCGAAGGGCGGCATATTGCGGTTATCGATAACGGGCCAAACGAACGGCGCGTCATCCGCATTCTGGCGAACGGCAAATCGACGATCGGGGGTGCGCGATGAGCGGGCTGGCGCAGCGCAAGAGCGCAGCGACGGTGGCGGCGCAGCGGGTCGAAGGCGCGGCATATGCGCGCGAATGGAAGGAGCGTCCGCGTGCCGCCGTCGGGCCGTATCCGTTCCGGGATCATCGAACGGTGGCGGAGGCGATGCCATGACACTGCTTGGCGATGTGATTGCCTGCATGACACGGCACAATATTCCGGCGACGGTTTTCGGCCAGCAGGCGGTGAATGATCCGGCGTTGTTACCCCGGCTGAAATCCGGGCGCTTGCCGGGGCCGCGCAACGAGAAGCGCATTCGCGACTTTATCGCGCGCACCAATGCGGCGGGCGATCCGCGTTTCCTGACGCAGGATGCGCGCGCGCTGTTGCTGGAACAGGTGCTCGAATATTGCGCGCGCAACGATGTGAGTTACGCCCGGTTCGGGCGCGCGATCCGCGATGAGGCGGTCATCGCGAACCTGCGCAATCAGCCGAACCGCTTTTCGGTCGAGCGCGGTGAGAAAATCCGCGCGTTCATGCGGCGGCATCCCAAGGGATTCGATCATCAGATCGGGCGCGCGGCCACGCTGGAAGCCGCCCAGGAGCGCAAGGCCGAAATCGAAGCGAGGCGCCAGAAAACCGAGGCAGAGCATGCCGCGCGAGCGGAGCGGGCGCGGGAAGTCGCGGCGCGCGAGGCGGCGGGGATTCAGCCGGTCGCGGCGGTGACGCATGCCGCGATCGGTGAACCGGGCGAGGCAATGCGCCTGATCAAGCAGCGCTGGCCGGGATTGCTCGACCGACTGATCGCGGAATCGCGCGCGGTCGGGCGCATGCCGGGCGAACTGATGGCCGAGGCGATCGAGGCCGGTCTGGACGCGATGGCGGGCAATACTTTTAATGGAGAGAAAGCATGATCGAAGTCGAAAAGCGCCCGCTGCTGGCGGCGATAAAGCTGGTTTCGGGCGGGATGGACCGGCGGTCGGCGTTGCCGATCCTCGATCGGATGCGCGTGCACGCAAATGGCGCGCTGACGTTCGAAGGGACCGACATGGACATGTCGGTGGCGGCGTCGGTGCCCTATTCCGGCGAGGAAACCGCGCCGTTCATGATGGGCAATCATGCGGTGGTTCAAAAGATCGTCGGCCATAGCGGGGCGAAGGTGGTGCGGTTCACGCCGGTCAAAGGCGAGGAAACGCCTTCGGTTAATCTGGAGGCGGGCGACCTATCGGCCGCGCTCTGGTCGCTGAACGCGGATGATTTTCCGGAACTGCGCGGCGTTTCGACCGAGGCTTTTTCGGCAACGCTGGGTCAGCAGGAAATCGCGACGATCACGCGGGTCGCGAAGGGAATGTCGACCGAGGAAACGCGATATTATCTAAACGGGGTCTATCTGGAATCGCTCGACGACTGGACGCTGCGCGCTGTGGCGACTGACGGGCATCGGCTGTTCATCGCGGATATGAAGGTGCCGGGAGCGTCGGCGAAGCTGCCGCGCGGGGTAATCGTACCGCGCAAGGCCGTGCAATTCCTAATTACGCATTTCGCCCGATGCGATGCGGTGACGCTGCGCTTTGGCAGCGCGCTGCCGGACAATGGCGATCCCGGTGCGGTTGACTGGGCAGCGTCGGTTTCGTCGTCGCGGCTGGAATTCCGGGCGGATGTGCGGGATGCGTCGGTCGCGGTGGCGACGAAGCTGATCGACGGGACGTATCCTGAATATCGCAAGGTCATTCCCGAAAAGCTCGATTTCGGTGCTGTGTTCGAGCTCAAGGCATTGCGCCGGGCGGTTGCTGCTTTGTCGTTCGATTACAAGCCGGTGCTTCGCATCGAATTCCAAGGCGGTTCGGCCCGGTTCAGCAGCAGGATTGCCGATGTCGTCGCCATGGCGTCGATCGATGTGACCTACAAAGGCAAGGTTCGCGACGGGTACGAGGTTGGCCTGAATGGCCGATATCTGGCTGACGCACTGGACGGTCTGCGCGGTGATTGGGTCCAGTTCGGGTTGCAGGATTATTCGAGTGGCTATGCCTCCGCGCCTGTGACGATCGACGATCCCGAAGGAGATACGATGCGCATCGTTCAAATGCCGATGCGCGTATGAACCCGCTGCCGCCCGGTCCTTTCGGATGCATTTACGCGGACCCGCCATGGGCTTTTCGGACCTTTTCCGGGGAGAATATGACGCCGCATCGCTGCGCCGAAGATCATTATCGCACGATGGACTTTGCCGCGCTTTCCGCGCTGCCGGTCGGCGATGTCGCGGCAAAGGACTGCGCGCTGTTCATGTGGGTCGTGGGATCGCATTTCGAAGAGGCGTTCGATCTGGCGCGGGCTTGGGGGTTCGGGTTCAAAACCGATGCGTTTTACTGGATCAAACAGCGGCTGATCGGTGCGGATCAGGCCGATCTGTTCACCGGTGACCTTCCCGAACCGCGCATGGGCTTCGGCTATTGGACGCGCAAGCAGATCGAACCGTGTCTGTTGTTCACGCGCGGGCATCCGTCGCGGCGGTCGGCGGGCGTGCGGCAGGCGATTGTCGAGCCACGGCGCGAGCATAGCCGCAAGCCGGAATGCGCGCGAGAGCGGGTCGAAGCGCTGGTCGACGGGCCGTATCTCGAAATGTTCGCACGCACCACGCGGCCCGGCTGGACGAGCTGGGGCAACGAAACCACTAAGTTCAGCGAGGTGGCGGCATGATGCGCGCGGCGGGATCGTGCCGGGTCGCTGGCTGCGACGGGCGGGTGTTTCCCCGGCAGGCGCTGTGCAAGCGGTGCTGGCGTCGGTTGCGGCCCGATCTGCGCGATGCGCTGCGCGAAGCAGTGGAGTCTCGGCACATCCTGCGGATCCGCGATGCCGAAAGCGCAGCCATCACCTGGCTGAACGAACGTCCGCACCGGGCCGAGGTCGCCGCCGCGATCGCGCGGGTGTGCGGGAGCGATTGAGTTCGACTTCCCGGCCTTCGCGCCGGGTCGCCGTTCTCCGCCGGCGGGTCGGAGGTCGAGAAACCCGCCACCATTATTTTGAAGGGGTCGCACAGGCCATGTTGCACGATCTGGAAGCCATCAAAAACCGGGTGTCGATATCGGGACTGGTCGCCAAGCGGGTGAAGCTGCGGCGCGCCGGGCGCGATCTGAAAGGGCTGTGCCCCTTCCATGACGAGAAGACCCCCAGCTTCGTCGTGTCGGACGTGAAGCGCAATTATCACTGCTATGGCTGCGGAGCGCATGGCGACATTTTCGACTGGATGGTCGCGTTCGACGGCTGCACCAAGGGCGAGGCGATCCGCATGCTGGCCGAGGGGGGCGATGTGGTCGCGGCGGCGCCCGCCGCGCGGCGCGAAGGGTTCGGAAAAGCGCGGGCCGAGGTGGCGCTGGTCGATAGCGGTGTTGTGGCCGCGTGGCTATGGCGCAACCGCTTGCCCGCGATCGGGTCGATCGTCGAAGCGTATTGCGCGTCGCGCGGGCTGTCGATCGATGGGCCGTTCGGGCGAGAGGCGCTGTCGCGGCTTGGCTTTCATCCGCGCGCGCCGGTGGTGGCGTGGCCGGAGGGCGGCGATGTGGCGCAGGCGAAAGTTCGCGCGCCCGCCATGCTGGCCGCGATGGTCGAGGATGGTCGCGTGCGCGGGGTGCATGCGACGTATTTGCGGCCCGATGGTCGGGGCAAGGCTTCGCTGCCCGGTGGCAGGCCTTCGCGCAAAATGTGGGGCCTGCTGGGCGGGCGCGCGGTGTGGCTGTCGGGGCGTCCCGGCGAGGGCGCGGTGCCCCTGATCGTCGGCGAGGGAATCGAAACGTGCTGGAGCTATGCGCAGGACCGTGCGTGGCCGGTGCGCTGCGCGGCGGCGCTGAGCCTCGATAATCTGCAGGGCGGTATCGATGTGGATCGCGACGGCGCGATTGCGTGGTGGCGTCCGCAGGCCGCGTTGGACCGGCCCGGCTTTGTCGATCGCGATGCGGGCGAGGTCCGGTTGCTGGTCGATGCCGACATGAAGCCGATCGAGCGGCGGGTGCGCCGGGCGAAGGGCGCGAAGGCCGAAGCGATGACTTTGACCGCCGCCGACCGGGCGCGGCTGTGCGCCGATGTCGGTGCGCAGCACTGGCGGCATGCCGGGGCGGGAAGCGTGACGGCGGTTCGCCCGCCGATGGGGATGGATTTCAATGATGCCGGGAGGATGGGGCTGTGAACATCGGTTATGCGACTGTTGCTGAAATGCAGGCTTGGGCGGATGCTCAGATGGTCCGCGATCCGGACTTTGTGATTGGCGCTCCTGCATACCTTCGTCGGTGGTGGATCGTTCCGCGAAACGAAAAGCAGAACGTATATCTTCACGAGGGGCTGCGCGACGATGATGATCGGGCGCTTCACGATCACCCTTGGGCAAATCAGTCCTATCTGATCCGTGGGCGCTATCGTGAAATCACGCCTGATGGTGCCTTTATCCGCGAGCCGGGATCGCTGATAACCCGCGCGGCAACCGATGCTCACAGGCTTGAGCTCGTCGACGGCGAACCATTTGTGTCGCTGTTTTTCACTGGCCCGAAGGTCCGGGACTGGGGGTTTCATTGTCGCAAAGGGTTCGTCCCCTGGCGCGACTTCACCGCCGGTGTGAACGGTGAACTGGTCGGGCGCGGCTGTGGAGAGCTGGCGTGACCGACAACGCGTTGCGCCTGATCATCGAACGAATCGAGCGGCTGTACGAAGAGCGCGCCGGGATCACCGACGACATCAAGGACGCGTTTTCCGAAGCGAAAGCGCGGGGATATGACACCAAAATGGTTCGTAGGGTGATCGCGCGGCGGGCGATGACACCGGATGAGCGCGGCGAAGAGGATGCGCTGCTCACAACGTATGAGGCAGCGCTCGATATGGATCAGGAAGAGGCCGAGGCGACTATCGCCGAGACTCGGCCTGACGCGGCGGCGATCGCGCTGAACCTGCTGACCGCTGAAATCGTCGGGCTGGAGGATGAAAACCATGCCTCGGCTTTGGTCGAGCATGTGCTGTTCCTGCTCGATCTGCGCGCCGAAATCGCGTTGCTGCGTCAGCAGGAAGCGCAGCGCAAGAAACTGGCCAAAGAAGAGGGGTTTGACGCCAAACAGATCGGCGTCACCGTTCGCTGGTTCGAAAAGTGCGTGAAGCATGGCGAGGATGCGATGCGGGCGGGCGAGGCGACGTTCCATTTGTATCGCGGCACCGTCGAGCAGCGCGATCGGGCGGCGCAGTCCGGGCCGGTCAGTGGTGACGACAAGCTGAGCGCGCTGTTCGCGCCGCCGCCATCATCAAAGCCGAAACAATCGAAACTGAGCGGCACGCTGGCCATGATGCGTGCGGTTGATGCCGCGACACGAAACGGGGGCAATCGTGGCTGAGGGCATCGAAATACCGCTGGTCGATCCGTATCGACTGGCCTGGCATGAAATGAACGATCAGGGCAATGCCGACCGCTTCGTCGCGCATGCCGGTGGGTATCTGTGCCATGTCCGGGGCTGGGGATGGCTGGCGTATCGCGATGGACATTGGAGCCGGGAGGACGGCGAGCGGCTCGCCCGGCTGAAGGCGATGGAAGTGGCGCGCGGGATGCGCGATCAGGTTGCGGCGCTGGCCGAGCGCGATCCGAAGGATTTGCCGCCGGGGCTGACCAGTCAGCAGCGCGATGAGCGGGTCGAGGCGCTGGCCAAATTCGCTTCGCAATCGGGCAATGCGAACAAGACGAAGGCGATGCTGGAACAGGCGGCGGCGCTGGACGTGCTGAACCGCGATGTCGGGGATTTCGATACCGATCCGCTGGTGATCAACTGCACCAACGGGACGCTGCGCTTTGCGGATGGTGCCGATGGCTGGGGCGTCGCGTTCCGGCCGCACGATCCCGCCGACCTGCTGACGCGGCAGGCGGAGGCGCGCTGGGAGCCGAATGCGCGCAACGCGGCGTTCCTGACGCATATCGAACAGGTGCAGCCCGATCCCGATGTGCGCTGGTTCCTGCAAAAGCTGATCGGCTATGCGGCAACTGGCCTGACGATCGAACAGATCTTCGTTCTGCTGCAGGGCAAGGGCGGCGATGGCAAATCGACGCTGATGAACGCGGTGCGGATCGTGCTGGGCAGCTATGCCGTGTCGGGCAAGGTGCAGACATTCATCGACGGGCCGGACAAGGATGCGGGCGGGCCGACACCGGAGCTGGTCCGCCTGACCGGTGACACGCGGATGATCAGCCTGCAGGAGCCGAAGCGCGGTAAGGCGCTGGCCGAGGACCGGGTGAAGCAGTTCACCGGCGGTTCTCCGGTCGCTTATCGCGCGCTGTATGGCGAGGAAGGCGAGTTCGAGCCGCGCGGTAAGGTGTTCATGGAGTGCAACAAGCGCCCGCGCATCAGCGGCGACGATGACGGTATCTGGCGACGGATCGTGATCGTGCTGTTCCGCCACCAGTTCAAAGGCAAGGCGATCGTCAAGGGCATGACGCAGCGCATCCTGTCGTCGGACGGCGGGCCTGAGGGCGTGCTGGCGTGGATCGTGGAGGGCATCCTCGGCTATCTGAATGAGGGTCTGGAACAGCCAGAAGCCGTCGTCGATGCGATTGAGGAGTATCGCCGTTCGGCCAACCCTTTTTCGGAGTGGATGGCCGCGAGGCTGGACCTGTCCGACGAACTGGCGGTGGAGCTGGCGAGCGACCTTTACCGGGATTACAAGGAATGGTGCCAGACCAATGAGGTCGACGAACGCTCTGTCCTGTCGCAGGCGAAGTTCGGGCGCGATCTGGGCGATATGCAGATCATCCTGAAGGGTAAGGACCGCAAGGGCCGCAATCTGCGCCGTGGTGCCCGCCTGCGCCAGCGCGACGAAATGACGATTGCCGGCGGCGTCGATGACTTTGACGGGGAGCCGGTGCTGTGAATGACGGATGGTTGACGGACACTTTGCCGAACCGTCCGTTCTTTCGGGGGTGCGGGCTTGGTGCGGCACAAAGCGGGGCTGGCGTCAAGGTGGATTTGGCGCTGTCGTGATGGGGTGAACCGTCTGTTCGTCCGTCAACCGTCCGTCGCTGTGTGGCGCGGAAATCCTGCAATGACGGATGGAACAGAGGGTTCAGACGATATCCCCGGCAAACCTCCCATATGGGCGCGGGCGCATGCGCGAAGTTGCATCATGTGTCCGTCTGTCCGTCATCAATAGGAAGGATAAGAATATGATGGAAGATACCCTGTTGAGCTTTGCGGATGTGGAAGAGCGNNTNGTGGAGGCNATGCGGCTNTGCTGGCAGGATGAGGGCGGNGNGTGGCCGTTNGCNNGNGANGGGCCNTGGANCCTGATCCGCAAGGAATGGTGGGACTGGGATGCGCGCGATGCCAAGGCGCTGCCCCGGATGCCGATGTCGCGGGTGCAGATGGCGCGGCGGGATGAGGCGGTGGGCTGGCTGGCGCNGGTGCGGGAAGCGGACCGGCGGCTCGTGGTGCTGGCCGTGCGCGAACTGGCCAAGGGCAAGGCGGCGGTGCCGTGGCGCGACCTGCTCGCCCCGATGGGTAAGAGCCGTGGTGCGGACGGGCTGCGCATGCGCTATGGCCGGGCGATGACGGCGCTGGTGCGGCGGGTTAATGGAGGTCGGCTGTGATCAAGTTTTCTGAAGAGCAATTGCAGGCGTTTTGTAATATAGCGCCCTGCGCAGATCAGGTGCAGGCGGAGGTCGCGCGGGCTGCACCCATGATCGCGGCGACCTTCAAAAAGGTGCGAGAGCAACTCGATGGGATGCATAAGAACCCGGCTGTTCGGGCACAGTTGGAACAGTTCAAACGAAACAGCCCGCTGTAAGCCGCAGAAATCTGCAATCGAACAGGTCAATACGAATAGCTTTCCGGACCTGCAAATAAAGCTGTTCGTTTCCGGGGGTGATTGGGCCTATTCATTGATACGTTGATCGCAGGCGTTTGGCTCGGTCATGGGCTCTCCATCCACTTCGACGGGCGCGCAGCTTTCGGGCTTCGCGCCCGTCGGCGTTTTCGGGATCATCGCTGTTGGGTCGGTTGCAGGCGGTCAGTGGCAAGCTGGGCGGTGCGCCGTCCAAGTTGCGTGCTGCTCCGAAGGTGGTCGATCGCTTCTATCAATCGCGCGAGTGGAAGGCGCTGCGGCGCGCGAAGCTGGATCAGGGTCCGGCGGCATGTTGCGTCTGTGGCGCTGGCGGGAAGGGCGTTCGCCTGATCCTCGACCATCGCGAAGAGCGGAAGGACGGCGGTGCTGACCTGCCGATGCTCGACGAACTCGATTGGTATTGCACTGGGCATCACAACGCGAAGACGGCGCGCGAGAAGGCGAGGCGTGCTCGCGAGCGGTAGGGGGGGGTGAAAAGTTCAGAGGGCGGCGGGCCTGTTTACCGCAGCCCCTCTCATTGGGAGATTTTTTTCTTGAGCGGCGAGATTTTGGGGACGAACCTTTTTGGGGACCCGGTCTATCCGCGCAAGGAAGGTCGTGGGCGACCCGAACATCAGTGGTCGCGCGAATTGTCAAACCGGGTGCTGATCGCGTTCGCGCTTGGCCGGAGTGTCAAACAGGCGGCAATGGCGATCGGGGTGTCAGCCCCGACGCTGCGTAAGGTTTATTTTTCCGAATGCGCGATGCGGCAGGCGGCGCGCGAGCGGATGGAGATCACCCAGCTGACCCGGCTGAATGCTGCCGCCGAGGCTGGCAATGTCGCCGCCGAGAAAGAGCTGGCCAAACAGATCGAGCGTCTGCGCACGCGCGAGTTATCGTACAAGATGGCGGGTCGGCAGAGTGCCGCCGAGCCAAAGGCCGCGCCGAAGGGCAAAAAGGCGCAGCAAAAGGAAGCTGCGGCGGGGGTGAAAGGACGGTTCGCGCCGCCTGACCCGCCGCCGATGATCCAGTAGCATGGCGCTGGCAGTTGGGCAGCTGGACCTGAGATGGTCGACGGCATGCCCGGATTGGGAAACACGGATCGTCGAAGGGCGGTCGCTGATCCCGATCGACCCGCTGTTTCCGGATGAGGCAGCGGCGGCACTGGACGTCTTCAAGGCGCTCCGGATGGTCGACGTTCCGGGCCAGCCAACCTTTGGCGAAGCCTGTGACGACTGGGTATTCGATTTCGTCGCCGCGATCTTCGGGGCGTATGATGCGAGGTCGGCGCGGCGGCTGATCCGTGAATTCATGCTGCTGGTCAGCAAGAAGAACGGCAAGTCGACGATCGTTGCCGGGATCATGTTGACCGCGTTGCTGCGCAACTGGCGGCATGAAGCGGAATTGCTGATTCTGGCACCGACGCTGGAGGTGGCGGGCAACAGCTTCAATCCGGCGGCGGCGATGGTTCGTGCCGATCCGGAATTGACCGACCTGCTGCACATTCAGGACTATCGGCGCGCGATCAAGCATCGGGTGACCGGGGCGGAACTGAAGGTTGTTGCCGCCGATACCGACACATCGTCGGGCAAGAAGGCCGGTTTCGTGCTGGTCGAAGAATTGTGGCTGTTCGGCAAGAAGGCGAAGTCGGCCGCGATGCTGCGCGAGGCGCTGGGCGGTCTGGCGGCGCGGCCCGAGGGGTTCGTGATCTTCATCACGACGCATAGCGATGAGCCGCCTGCTGGCGTGTTCAAGGACAAGCTTGCGTACTTCCGCGATGTGCGTGACGGCGTGATCGACGATCCAACGTCGATGGCAGTGCTTTATGAGTGGCCGGCAGCGATGCTGGACGCTGAAGCGTATCTGAACCCCGATAATTTCGGGGTGACGAACCCTAATTTGGGCCGGTCGGTCAGCCGGGAATGGCTGGCATCGGAGCTTCGCAAGGAGCAGGTGGGCGACGGCGAGGGCGAAGGCCTTCAGATATTCCTCGCCAAGCATCTGAATGTCGAGATCGGGTTGCGGTTGCGGCGGGATCGGTGGCGCGGGGCTGACCATTGGGAGGCGCAGGGCGACCGGACGCTTACGCTGGACGAGCTATTGCGGCGGTGCGAGGTCGTGGTCATCGGCATCGATGGCGGTGGGCTCGACGATCTTTACGGGCTGGCGGTTGCCGGGCGCGAAAAGGGCACCGGGCGCTGGCTGTATTGGGCGAAAGCATGGGCATGGCCGGAGGTGCTGACCCGGCGCAAGTCGATCGCTTCGCTGCTGAAGGATTTCGAGAAGGACGGCGATCTGGTGATTTGCGAGGCGCTGCCGGAGGGCGATGAGGTCGATCCGCTGGCCGACGGGGCGGAGGTCTATCACCTGCCGCAGGATCTGCGCGAGATTATCGAGATCATCGAGCAGGTGAAGGATAGCGGGCTGCTGCCGGAGAAAAGCGCTGTGGCGCTCGACCCGCAGGGGGTGAGCGATCTTGTCGATGCGCTGGCCGATATCGGCCTGGAGCATCCGCAGGTGGTCGCACAGCGGCAGGGATTTCAATTGATGTCGGCGGTTGTCGGGCTCGCCCGGCGGCTGAAGTTCAAACAGGCCGCGCATTGCGGGTCACGCCTGCTGGCGTGGTGCGTGTCGAACGCCAAGGAAGAAGCAACGAGGAACGCGGTGATGATCACGAAAGACGTGAAAGGGTCGGCAAAGATCGACCCGCTGATCGCGATCCTGAACGCGACGAAGATGCTGGAACTGAACCCGGAGGCAAGCGAGGCCAATGGCGGGCTTGATGGCTGGCTGGAACGGCTGAGCGCCTGACATGGCCGAGCAGGTGGGGTTCTGGACGGGCATGCGGCGCGCGTTCGCGTCGTTGGGCGCGAAGTCAGCGCCGGTGTGGACGCCGGAGAACCCGCCTGCGCATCGCACCAGTGCGAGCGCAGCCGGGGTCGCAGTGACGCAAGAGTCGGCGCTGGGGATTTCGGCGTTCTGGGCCTGTGTTCGCATTCTGGCTTCCACGATCGGTTCGCTGCCGATCACGGTGTATGTGACGAACGGACAGAAGCGCACCCCGGCGCGCGACACGCCGCTCTGGAACGTGTTGCATGACAGCCCGAATGCCGATCAGACACCGATCGATTTTGTCGAATGCCTGTCGCTTTCGCTGCTGCTGACCGGCAACTCCTATGCGCGAAAGATCAAAAGCGCTGGAAGATTGGTAGGACTTGATCCTATCCGCCCGGATATTGTTAGCGTTCGACGCCTTGAAAGCGGCGCGATTGGCTATCGGTGGTCGGAAAATGGTCGGTCCTTTGACCTTACCGATGCGGATGTGTTCCATGTTCGCGGCTTCGGCGGCGGGCCGCTGAGTGGTCTGTCGCCGCTGCGACATGGGTGCGAGACGCTGGGCATTGCGCAGGCGGCTCGGCGATCGGCCGCGAGCATGTATCGCAACGGCATGCGGCCGTCAGGCACGCTGACCACCGAAAAATATCTGAGCGAAGAACAGTATCAGGCTGTTCAGGAACGTATCGCCGACCAGTTTGTCGGCGCGCAGAATGCAGGGCGTCCCTTTGTGCTGGAAGGCGGCATGAAGTGGGATTCGCTATCGATGAACGCGGAAGATGCTCAGCTGCTGCAAAGCATGGCATTTTCGGTCGAAGAGATTTGCAGGATTTTCGGCGTGCCGCCGTTCATGATCGGGCACAGCGAGAAGTCGACCAGCTGGGGCACTGGCATCGAACAGCAGATGCTGGGGTTCCAGAAATTCNCGCTGAACCCGTATCTGCGCCGGATCGAGCAGGCGATTTCGAAACAGCTGATCGCGCCCGCCGATCGGGGGAGGCTTCATGCCGAGTTCAATCTGGAAGGCCTGTTGCGCGCAGACAGCAAGGCGCGGGCCGAATTCTATCGGACGATGACCCAGATCGGCGCGATGACGGTCAACGAGGTTCGCAAAAAAGAGAATTTGCCGCCGATTGAGGGTGGCGATGTCGCAAGGGTGCAGTCGCAGAACGTGCCGCTGACCGAAGCCAGTGGACAGACAGTAGGAACGAACGATGGCAATGCAGCTTAAGCGCAGCCTGAAGGTGCGCGACTTCCAGCTTTCGCTGAAGGCGGACGGCGTCAACGATGATGGTTCGTTCACCGGCTATGGGTCGGTCTTCGGCGTCGAGGACAGTTACGCCGAAGTGGTCGCCGCCGGGGCGTTTGCCGACAGCCTTGCCGAACTGAAGGCGAAGGATCGCCGCGTGCCGGTGTTGTGGCAGCATGATCAGCGCCAGCCCATCGGCATCTATGACCTGATCGAAGAGGATGCGCGCGGCCTGAAGGTCGAGGGCCGGTTGCTGATCGACAAGGTCGGGCAGGCGCGCGAGGCGCATGCCCTGATGCAGGCCGGTGCGGTTTCGGGCCTTTCGATCGGATATTGGGTCCGGGAATCGTCCTATGACGAAAAGACCAATATCCGCACGCTGACGAAGCTCGACCTGGTCGAGGTGTCGCTGGTGACGTTCCCGGCGAACGATGATGCGCGGGTCGAGGCAGTGAAATTCAAGCTGGCGCATGGCGAATTGCCGAGCGTCCGCGAATTCGAAAAGCTCCTGCGGGAGGCAGGTTTTTCGAAATCGCAGTCCATGATGGTCGCCAATCATGGACTGGCGGAACTGATCCGGAGGGAGTCCGGTGACGCGGCGGCGGCGGAGAGCGTGAAAGCGCTTCGCAACGGGCTGGCGAATTTCTCGCTGCCTTCCCTCTAAAATCAAGGAACCAACATGACGAAGATGATCGTAGGCGCGAGCGCAATGGCGCTCGCGGCGCAGATGCGTGCGCCCGAATTCGGTCGCAAGGATGGCGTTTCCGAGCTCGACAGCGGCGATATGAAGAAGCTGGCCGGTGAAGTGAGCGCTGCCCTGAAGCAGGTGCAGGAATTCGCGGCGAAAACGGCGGAGAATCTGCGCAAGGGCGAGGACCTGACCGCCGAGACCAAGTCGCAGATCGATGACGCGATGACCAAGTTCAACACGCTGTCGGGCATTCAGAAGCAGGTCGATGAGCTGGTTCAGAAGGCGGAGCGTTTCGGTGGCCGCGACGAACAGGGCCGCACCGCCGGACAGCGCTTCGTCGAAGCGGAAGAATTCAAGAATTTCGCCGGTCAGAGCAGCCCACGCGGGCGTGTGGTGGTTGAGGTGAAGGACATCAGTTCCCTGACCACGGATGCGCCGGGTTCGGTGGGCACCATGGTCCAGCCCGATCGGGCCAGTCCGGTCATGCTGCCGCAGCGGCGCATGACGATCCGCGCTCTTCTCGCACCGGGTTCCACGTCATCGAACCAGATCGAATATGACAAGGAAGTCGGTTTCACCAACAATGCCGCGCCGGTTGCCGAAGGTGCGCTGAAGCCGCAGAGCGAAATCCAGATGGAAGAGGCAACCGCCAATGTGCGGACCATCGCCCATTGGATGCGCGCCTCCGTCCAGATCCTGTCGGATGCGCCCGGGCTTCGTTCGATGATCGACCAGCGCCTTCGCTACGGTTTGGCGTTCAAGGAAGAGGAGCAGCTTCTGAACGGTTCGGGCAGCAGCCAGAACCTTTCCGGTCTGGTGACCGAGGCGTCGGCGTTTTCAGCGGCGTTCGACCCGGATTCGCCGTCGAAGATGATCGATATCATCCGTCTGGCCATTCTGCAGGTGGCACTGGCGGAATATCCGGCGAACGGCATTGTGCTCAACCCGATCGACTGGGCGTTCATGGAACTGCTGAAGGACGGTGATGGCCGTTACCTGATCGGTAATCCGCAGGGCACCACGGCACCGACGCTTTGGGGGCTGCCGGTCGTTCCGACGCAGGCGATGACCGAAGACAAGTTCCTTGTCGGCGCGTTCGACCTGGCTGCCCAGATCTTCGACCGCCAGAATGCGACGGTCGAGGTGTCGACCGAGGATCAGGACAATTTCGTCAAGAACAAGGTGACGATCCGCGCCGAGGAGCGGCTCGCCCTCGCGGTGTATCGCCCCGAAGCTCTGGTTTACGGCGATCTGGGTCGGGTTGCCTGATCCTGATCGGCGGAGCGGGCGCGTCCCGCTCCGCCATGTTCTGACCTATGCAAATCCCGGAGGCTGACCATGGCCAAGATCGAATGCATTTTGCTGAAGCCGCTGGACGGTCGCGCGATCGGATCGCGGGCATCGTTCAGCAACGCCGATTATCAGATGCTGCGCACGAAAGGCGCGGTGAAAAAGGCTCCGCCGCCGCGCAACAAAGCCGCGCCGAATCCGGAAAACAAGTAAGCTGACCGGGGCCATCCGATGCTTTTCACGTTGATGCCTGCGGCGGTTAGCGCCGATTATGGGGAACAGCTTGTTCCGCTGGCCAGCGTGAAGGCGTGGCTGCGCGTCGATCATGATGATGAGGACGAATTGCTGGCTATGCTGCGCGATTCGTCGATCGATCTGATCGAGCAATATTCGAACCTGTCGCTTGGCCCGACCGTCGATCGCGAGGCGTGGTTCGATGGCTTTGGCGCGCGAATGCGGGTTGGCGTCGGGCCGGTGGCGGGGCTTTCGGTCACGGGGATCGAGTATGTCGATGCCAATGGCGAAGATGCGTCGATCGATGCCGGTGGCTGGCGGGTCGATGCGTCGGGCGGCCTGATCCCGGCAGGGGGCGCGAGCTGGCCCAGCGGGGCGATGTCGGTGACAGTGAAGTTCGCCGCGGGCTTTCCGGCCGGGCGCTGCCCCGCCGCGCTGAAACAGGCGGTGATGATGTTTGCCGCGTATCTGTATGAGAATCGCGAGGCGCTGGCCGTTAGCGGCATGACGGGCGAGGTGCCGCCCGGCGTGGAAGCGATCTGCCAGCGCTATAGGATGCCGGTGCTGTGACCCGCGCGGGCAAGCTGGACCGGCGTATCCGGATCGAGGCGGCGACGCTGGTCGATAACGGGTATGGCACGGTCGAGCAGTGGGCGCCCTTTGCCACGGTCTGGGCACAATACACCCCATCGGCGGGCAAAGAGGCGCGCGAGCAGATGGGGGAGGCGGCGACGCTGCCCGCGACGTTCGTGATCCGCTGGTCGAGCAAGACGGCGCAGATCACGCCCGGTAAGCACCGGGTGCGCTTTCCGAATGCCGATGACGGGCAGGTTTACGATATCAAGAGCGCGGCGGAGGTTAAGCGGCGCGAAGAGATTCATCTGACGGCTCTGGCGCGGATCGGCGACGGGGCATGAGTTTCAAGATGGCGCTTCATGCGCGCATCCAAGCCGATCCGGTCGTGACTGCATCGGGGGCAACGGTCGAATGGTCGCGGCGGCGGAACTATCCGTCGATCGTGCTGACCGTGGTTTATGATCCGCGTCCTCGGACGATGGACGGGCGGCAGGGCTGGAAGCCGACGCGGGTTTATATCGACGTGATGAGCGCGGATATCGCCATGGTCGAGGCGCTGCGCGAGGCGGTGCTGGCGCTGATCGGCTTTGGCGAGTTGCGTGACGGCACCCGGTTCTTTCCGGCGCAGGACATCAGCGTCACCGACATGGGCGAAGAGACCGACGCAGGATT